TTTTTATTTTCATATTTTTTTATTTTCATATTTTAATATTTTTATATTTTTATATTATTACATTGTAATATGTTTACTAGAAAAAAATCAAACTATAACAATGCTAAAAGAATGCTAAAAGAATGAATACTGAATTTTTTGAATTTTTATAAATTCCTTAACATCCTAAAATTACAAGACAATCTTTAACAAATCATATAATTTGCTATAGTTAAGACTATATTTTAAGTCATATATCACAATTTCAAACGGATTTTTCATAGTAATAAAATTACTATATTTAATTTCATTAGCATTTATTAATTCCAATAGATGTGCTTTATTAGTTTGAAAAGCGCTATTAACAATGGCCTTAAATTTATGCATAATTTCTATATTATGATATGTTAATTTTTTGGCAACATTATGATGTATAGGAAAATCATTAATTAAACAAACTAGCGTAACTATTGAGAACTCAATATTTTTATAAAATACTAAATAATTATATTTATTTAATTCATAATGATCTTCTCTTATTCCTGGTTCATTTAATAGTGGATTACTACACAATACAGTAACAAGTGTAAATAATATTGAATATATTGATTGACACGAACTCCAACTTTCACCAGACCAAGTATTTAATATAGATAAACATACTTTACCATTTGTATATAAATTGGGATTGAAACGCATACTTCCATCATTTGTCAAATAATTAACTTGTGGTGGTGCAAAAGGATAATTTTCGGGAAAAATGAATTCAAAGAAATAATAACCATATGCATAGGGAGTGTTATTATTTCCAATTATTAAAGCATAACCTTTCAATACATTTTCATCATCGTGTTTATAATATATATTTTCTTTACTTAAAGACTCTTCATTAGTTATAATATATTTAACATCTTTTGCTATTCTTTTTATAGTGCTATTATTTAAGTACATAATACTAATAATATTAAAACATTAGTTTTAATACTATTTTATAAATAATAATAATAATATAAAAATTGAAATAAAAATATATTATACTATAATAATAATACATAAGTATGACATGTAATAATACAACTAGAATACCGTCATCCAAATGGGATGAATATTTGGCTTCAAATAAGTCGGAAAAAGGCGGTATTATAACACATACAAAAATAGGTAGTAAAGAATCCAACATATATGCAGGTAGTTATAACATTACAAACATGCCTGAATTCTGGACTAATTATTATAGTCATGTTTTTGAGAAAAAAAACAAAGAATATTTGACAGAAAAACAATTAATAGAAGATGGTCCATTATTAGTAGATATTGATTTGCGTTATGATAGTCAAGTAACTACACGTCAACATAATAAAAATCACATTATTGATTTGATTGTATTATATGCTAATAAACTAAATTTAATATATAGTATACCAAATAAATCAATAATCAATGTATATATATTGGAAAAACCAGATGTAAATGTATGCGAAGACAAAGTAAAAGACGGTATTCACATTATATTTAGTATAAAAATGGATAAATCACATCAATGTGTTTTGCGAAAAATGATTATTGAAGAAATTGGAAATATATGGGATAATATTAAAAATACAAATTCATATGAAGACGTGTTTGATGAAGGAATAACAAAAGGCTTTGTTAATTGGCAAGTATATGGCTCGCGAAAACCAGACCATAAAGCATATAGTCTAACCTATTTTTATGAGCTAACATATATAAAAGAAGATGATACATTAGGAATAGAAGAAACGTGGGATTTCAAAGAAGTTGCTATCTCAAAAATTAACATTCAAGAACATTTGCATTTAATGAGTGCGCGCTATAATGCGCATCAAACTTTTGAACTTACTCAAAATAGTGAGTTGTTAAAAAAAATAGATTATGAAAAACAACAATTAAATGTCAAGCAACGCAAAGCAACTATAAATGTTGTTGATACTAAAATAGACACAAATTTGTATGATTTTGGTAAAATTGCTAATGTTAAAACCTTGGATTGTTTAATTGCCAGTTTTCTAGAGGAAGTAGCTGCTAGCGATTATGAAATAAAAGAGACACATGAATTTACTATGATTTTGCCAAAAAGTTATTATGCACCGGGATCGTATAATAAATGGATTAGGGTGGGGTGGGCTTTAAAAAACACTCATGAAAAGTTATTTTTGACATGGTTAAAATTTAGTTCTCAATGTGATACATTTAAATTTACACAAACAGAGGTGTCGTCACTATATAGTTTATGGAAAAATTTTGATGTTAAAAATTGCGATTGTTTGACAAATCGATCTATTATGTTTTGGACAAAAACAGATAATTATGAAGAATATGACAAAATTCGCAAAGAAACAATAAGTTATTACATAGAACAAACTTTGCAAACTATGATTCTAAAAGATAAAGTGACTGAATTTGATTTGGCTGTTGTGTTATTTCAACTATTTAAAGATCAGTTTGTGTGTGTGAGTGTAAAAAATAACGAATGGTATGAATATAAAAATCATAAATGGAATGAAATTGATTCTGGTAGCACATTGAGATTATTAATATCAAAAAAGATGCATGATATTTATTGTAAAAAATCTCATGAACTAATTGAAACAATTACAAAAAAAGAAAATAATGATGAAAACACGGAAAATTTGAAAACTCGCTCTTTAAAATTGGGGGACATATGTATATTATTAAAAACAACAAGTTGGAAAAATAATATAATGAAAGAAGCAAAGGAGCTTTTTTATGATAAAAACTTTATGACCAAATTAGATGCCAATCCCTATTTAATGTGTTTTAATAATTATGTAATTGATTTTAAATCAAAAACTCATAGAAAAGGTAAACCAGATGATTATATTTCTAAATCTACTAATATTGATTATATTGATAGTAGCGAATTAATTGGCAATAATTATTGTTCAATTATTCAAGAAGTAAACAAGTTTATTGATGAATTGTTTCCAGATAAAGAACTTCGCCGTTATATGTGGGAACATTTGGCGTCGATTTTAATTGGAAAAAATGACAATCAAACATTTAACATTTATACAGGTAGCGGATGCAATGGTAAATCAAAATTAGTGGAATTAATGAGCAGATGTTTGGGTGATTATAAGGCAACTGTTCCTATTACATTAATTACACAATCGCGCAATTCAATTGGTTCTACATCATCAGAAGTAGTAGCATTAATGGGAGTTCGTTATGCTGTTATGCAAGAACCAAGCAAAGGCGATGTTATTAATGAGGGTATTATGAAAGAAATTACTGGTGGTGATCCTATTCAGGCACGAGCACTATTTAAAGACAGTGTGACATTTACACCACAATTTAAATTAGTTGTTTGTACTAATGTGCTATTTGATATTAATACTAATGATGACGGAACTTGGCGGCGCATTAGAATATGTGATTTTATGTCAAAATTTACAGATGCTCCATATGAAAACGAGGACAAATTTCCGAAAGCCAACTTTCCATATCAATATTTAATCGATCAAAAAATAGATGAAAAATTCACATTATGGGCACCAGTATTAATGTCTAAATTGGTTGCTATGGCATATAAAACAGAAGGTAAAGTAAAAGATGCTAAAATTGTTACTTNGGTTAGTGATAATTATCGAGAAGCACAAGACTACTTAACGGAGTTTGCAAAGGAAAAAATTACTCGAATGCGTGAAGGAGTAATTAAGAAAACAGAATTAATGGAAGAGTTTAAAACATGGTATACAATGAATTATGGTCGAGCATCTTTACCAAACGGTAAAGAAATAACAGATTATATGGATAAACAATATGGCAAAAACAAGAGAGGTAAGTGGATTAATGTTATTATAAATTATAATAATGAAAGCGATAATGAAAGCGCTAATGAAAGCACTAATGAAGAACATTAAATAAACAATGGCAATGTTTACAAATTTAACAGTGGATAAATTTAATAGTTTAATTAAATAGCTAAACTATTAAATAAATTATCTTAAAGTTACTACATTTTTTCTATTAACGAATCATATGTAGAAGTATCTTCTTTCAAATTGTAAAATTCCAAATAATAAATATATCCTTCGTATATTAAATTAATTAAATATGACAATATTATCGGTGTAATTAAATAAATAAATATTAGTAATAATATTATTCTATTAGTATATTGTTTTTCGCTTATAAATTTTGAAAAAATAAGATATAATACAAATAAAGCATAATATACAATTATATAATAAAAATAGACTGTTTTATATAAATCGTAATTTGAAACTAAATATATATTTTTTCTATTATCCATATGCAAAGTTGATTTATAATTATCTATTTTTTTTTGTATTGCTTCTAAAATAGCAAGTTTATTACTAACAATATCTGTCATTGAATTTCGATCCAACAATAGTGTTTTGTGATCATTTGTAAATGTTATATAATAATTATATAAACTATCTAAATCAGACAATTCTTCTTCTAAAAATAACTTAATTGATTGTGTAGAATTATTTTGACAATCTCTGGCAAAATTAGGAGTTGACCGAAATGCTCTATGTCTGGATTCGAGTGATTGTCTTACAAATTTATATAATCCATAATCTTCATAACTTTCAATATGTGTTGCACGTGTTGGATGCAAATATTTGGTTATCCAACTATTAAAATTAGTGGACATATTTGCTACATCTCTCTGTTGTGGTGTATTAGATAATTCATTTACAGATCTTGCAGCTCTATTAATGCCACCAAACAAATCTTTATTTTCATCTATTATATCGGCAATTGTATCAACTGCTGTATTTGCACCTTCATTGCATTGTCTTATAACTGCTGTGGCTGCACTATCACAATCACAATAATTAACATTTTTACATTGTCCAGACATAGGTTCAATATTATTTGCATTAGATGTAGTAATATTTGTAACATAACCACTATAAGTAGTTCTCCAATCATTGTCACTTAACGCATTAGTTACTAAACTTGCATTTGGTCCAAGCATTTCATTTACAGCAGTCAAAAATGTATTTTCAGCACCATTACCAACTGCTTCACAACATTCTTTTATAACTCGTGGCATAACACGATCACAATCACATTTAAAACACGGAGGTGGAGGTGGTGCTTGAGAGCGTGAAGATTTATTTCCCATGCTTTATAATAACTAATATAAAACAATATATGTATTATAATTTTAAAATTAATTTTAACACTAAATTTAAAATATTTTAATTAAATAAAAAATAAAAAATATAAAAGGAAAAACTAAAAGGAAAAACTAAAAGGAAAAACTAAAAGGAAAAACTAAAAGGAAAAACTAAAAGGAAAAACTAAAAGGAAAAACTAAAAGGAAAAAGAGTATAAAGTTAGCGAAGTAAAACCCCAATAGGTATTATTCTAGTTGGATTATCAAATAAGAAATCACTTGATATATTTAATGATTTACGGACTAAAAAATCTTTTGAATACGGACCGAAAGATTCAATAATCTTATGATTTTGCAAATTTTGTAAAGATTCAAAATAATTATCAAAATTCTCCGACATTAAACACTTATTTTTAGCATAATCATAAACCATAGAACCATCGCAACAATCTTCTCCAATACAAGTTAATGTTAATGAAGTCAATGGATTTTTTTTTCTAATAATTGTTCCGTCGCCTTCTAATTTAGCCGCGGTTCTATCATATGGAATACGTATTTTGTCAAAATCTATATTATCTCTCATATAAATATCAATTACCTTATATAAAATATAGACACTTACAAGAAATAATAATGTTACTAAACATATTAATGTTATATTATTTGGAAGTATGTTATTTTTATTAGCAATGGCTAATGGAATAATAATAATACATGCAAATATTACAATTAAAATTATGTTTAAATATTCTTTATTAACTTTATCATTATAATTAATAATTTCAATATTTCTAAGTTTTTTTTGATTGTCTTGATTAAGTTTATCATATACATTTTTTATAGTTGAAGGTTGTCCATGTTCATTATTTATCATATAATCACTTAAAACATTTGTAAAAACATTGTCTTTTTTTATTAAAAATTCACTTACAGCATTATT